ACATATATATTTGAGCAAGACCTAAATAAACTGTGTACAAAATTCGATGATAATGTTATAGTAAAAAATGGGCAGCATCCCTACCTTCTTAAACAATATCTGCGCCGTGAAATAAGTATCGAGACAATAATCATCCTGAATGATTTGCTCGGCTTCTTCAATCATTGGAATAAAAAGGTTGAAGACGGTGTTCTGTGGCCTACGATATATAAGAAGTGCATGAAGTACAAGCCTTTCTTCCACTATGATATGTTCAAGTGTAGGAAGATCCTGAAAGATAAATTTATGGGTGATGAATGAGTGAGTTTTTTACATATAGTTCCCTTCCAAAACAGGAAGATCCTCGCATGACCATGCAGGCACCGATTGCCTGTACCAAGGAAAACCATGACAAGATGATCCGCGCCAAGCAGATCAACGATGGTAACTACTGGTCGACAATGTGTGAGGTATTTGCTACAGATATTGAACACCTTCCTATGGAACGTTTCAAGGTCTGGGCATCAACGATGTCAGTTCCTTTCATGACTCGTGCTCGCTTCACAGACTACATCGGTCCGGTACTCTTGGCTGCTAAGGCCAGTGAGACTGTTCGTGAAGCACTCCGTGAAGTCATGATCGGTTATAATGGCGATGCAGACTTCCAACACTTTAGCATGTTCGAAGACTTCCCTACAACGATGAACCGTATCCAGCATATGGCTCACCTGATCCTGAACGGATGGGGACCTGAAGAACTTAGCAAACTAGATACTATCGTTGAACTGGGTGGCGGAATCGGTGATATGGCCGATATCGTTTATAAGCTTGGTTTCAAGGGTAAGTACATTATCTACGACTTTAAAGAAGTCGGTCAGATTCAGAAGTGGTATCACGACCAGTTGGGTCATACCAATATCGTGCACACCTCTGATGTGAATGACCTTGTAGATGCTGATCTTATGATCGGTACATGGTCATTCACCGAAATGCCTCTTGATCTCCGTGATGAAATCATGGGGCGCATTGGCAACACAAAAAATTGGTTAATTGCATATTCTAACCACATCTTTGGTGTTGACAATGATAAATACATCACCGAGACATTTGTTCCTCTGTTCACTGAGCATGATATCGAATATATGGATATTCCTTTCATGCCATGGGATGGTGGTGCATTGTACCTCTCGGTAAAACACAAATCGTAAAATAACGTAATACAACGACATACTAGGAGAAAATATATGTCATTCGCAGACCTCAAGCGTTCCTCGACTTCGTCTTTCGACAAGCTCACTAAGGAACTTGCCAAGCAGAATACCACATTCGACCGTACCGGAGACGACAAACTCTGGAAGTGTGCCACAGATAAGGCAGGCAACGGTTACGCAGTTATTCGCTTTCTCCCCGCACCTGAAGGTGAAGACCTTCCATTCGTCAAGATCTGGGATCATGGTTTCCAGGGACCAACTGGCCTGTGGTACATCGAGAAGTCACTCACGACTCTCGGTAAGGACGATCCTGTCGGTGAAATGAACAGCACCCTCTGGAATACTGGTCTTGATTCCGACAAGGAAATTGCACGTAAACAAAAGCGCCGTCTGGCGTATTACAGCAACATTCTTGTTGTCAAGGATCCAGCTAATCCTGAAAACGAAGGTAAGGTCTTCCTGTACAAGTACGGTAAGAAGATCTTTGATAAGCTGAACGATCTGATGAACCCATCGTTCGCAGACGAACAGCCAACGAATCCCTTCGATCTTTGGTCGGGTGCAAACTTCAAGCTTAAGATTCGTAAGGTTGAGGGCTATCCCAACTACGATAAGTCAGAATTCGACTCTCCCGCACCACTGTTCGATGATGACGACAAGCTTGAAGCTATTTGGAAGCAGGAGCATTCTCTTCAGGAGCTCGTGGATCCGAAGCACTTCAAGTCATATGACGAACTAAAGACCCGTCTCAACAATGTTCTGGTCCTGAATGCTCCGGCTAAGGTCCGTGGTGTTGAACTTGACGAGGAAGAGTACAAGGCTCCGGCCCCAGTCTTCCAGGCTGCAGCTGCTCCAGCTGTTGCCGCTGCTACGGCAGTCGATGATGATGACGATGATCTTGCGTTCTTCAGTAAGCTTGCTTCCGAAGATTGATTGGAGGGAAGAGGGGGATCGCAAGGTTCCCCTCTTCTTTTTTATACAGTTACAGCCGGTTTGACCGGTGCACTTAGCTCCTGAAATCCAAAGCGTCTTAGATAATAATAGACACCATCTTTGTCTGCAGTCGTAGCAGCATTTTGTGTTGCACCTGTACCAGACTTATTAATATTTGCCGGCTTAGGTGCTGATAACTTTGGCAATGGCTTCGGTGTTTTGGCTACAGCAGTCTCTGTATTTGTTTGTACAGCAGCTGCCGTGATTGCCTTTGAATAGTCTTCCTTGTCTCTTGGAACACCTGGCTTAATAATAGCTGAACCAAGCATACCAAACAATTCACCCAACTTTCCAGCGCCGGCATTCACAGTATCCGCCGCTACTTGCATAAACGTATGTGAATCACCCATCGATGAACCGCTGCCGCCTTCTGGTCCGCCCGTGGACACGTGCATGTGGGTATAATGTCCTGGCTTTCTCCAAATAGTATTATATCCGGCTGCTCGCAGTTGTGGTTCTAATGCATCAAGTTTAGCAGCTTCATCAGGACCTGAGAAGTTAACATCGATTGCCATGTTACGGTAGTGTCTAGAGTTCTTACTATGCTCACCTACAGGACCAAATGCAGAGTGTTGCATTTTGCTTCTATCTGCACCTTTGGCTATTAAGTAATTTCCAAGAGCTACGATATTGTTCTTAGGAATTTCGCCGGTTGCAGCAGGTTGTGCATCCTTGGTTTCTGCCTTTGCATCTGGTGCAGAACCGACTGGAGCAGACTGTGTCGCTTGTGAAACTGCAGTAGGCGCAGAACCGCCTGAAGCAACCGGTGCCGCTTGTGGAGTTGCACTGCTAGAACTGCTTGATGATCCGCCGGAAGATACATGTTTAACAGCAGCTATTGCGCCACCTACTACAGCACCGGCAACCATACCGACTCTTGGAACAACAGCACCAACAACGGCTCCAGTGGCTGCACCTGCAGAGACTGCTGCCGTGAAAGATGGCTTTTCTTCTGACGTAACTGGTTCTGCATCAGCAGTTGTTTCCGCCATGCCACTCTCAGGCGCAGGTGTGACGCCTGATTGCGGTTGTGGTGTTGCACTAGGTTGTGATTCTATGGCAGTAGGATCTGTTCCTACACTGCTGAACAAGAATGTGAATGCTTTGTTTATAGTTGACACAACGCCGGTAATAAATTTGCCGGTCTCTACAACACCGCTGACAATACTCTTTATGGCTTCCTGTACAGGATCCAGCGTTAGTAAAAGCAATCCGCCAATTGCAAGTGCACCGGCTGCCGAACCATTTACTTTTTCAGCATCTGGTTTGATGGTTTGTAATTGTGTTGCTTGGCTGCCGCCTTCTATTTGAGATTCACGAGCAGACAGTAAGTCATTCTGAGCAATAAACTTTTGATTATCCAGCCGCTGCTTTAACAGCATATCCATAGATGCCAGAGTGCCTATCATTTTTACCATAGGCTTATTAATATTAGTATATACTAATGTTCCGCTGCCGGTTTTTTGTCTTGGCGTCTTGGTTTTAGTTTGTTGTAGACCTGCACTGCCAGCAATTCCAAATCCAGCCGTGAGGTCAATATCACTACTGTCATTTGTGCCAAATCGTGGAACTAAATTACTCAAAGTACGTTGAAGACTTGGCGGTACTGGTATCTTTGTTTTCTCGTCAATCCATCCTTGGTTGACATCGTAAACAAACTTCTGACCGCCAAACGATATTGGTTCTACATTTCTATCAATTTTAGAACGCAGTCTTTTTAAGGCCGGTTCATTGACGACCAAACTATCTAACAGCCGGATAAGACCTTTGTCTGCCGGCTGTTTTGTTTTAGAATCAATCCATCCCTTATCAGAATCTTTGATAAACTTCTGATCGCCAATTGTTACTGGGGTCATTCTGCTAGCCTAAAATGAGACATGTATTTTGACAGCACATTGATGTTGCCATAGTTAGGATCCATACTAGACACAGATTTTACAAGACTCACACCGCGTGGAGTGCCTGCAGAAATTGCTGGCATAGTGATATTGTCTTT